CCTACAAACATAACTTTGTAAGGAGCATCATCATGTGGACTAGTACTGTCTTTCTTTAGTCCAAGAGATTTTCCTGTTAAAGGATCTGTTATATAAACTGTATCATACCAAGGAGTGTTTGTTGCTGCAGCTTGTGCTTTAGCTTGTTGAGATATTTTTTCTTTGTTAACAAATGTAAACACATTGTTTCCATCATCGTCAACATAAAATATTTTATCATTTGCAGTTTGATCTACTCCCATAGGATTGTTTCTTATAATGTCAGCAGCACTAAGATCTAACATTGCAGGATTTGCTTTTATTCCTCCACCTGGATTTATTTGTGTTGCCACTTCATCATCATCAGACACTTCTACATTATTCATATTTAGTCCGCCTTTTGCAGGACTTGCTGGTTTATCAACATCATCAATTTTTGCCAATAATTCTCTCATTAAAGCACTACTTCCTCCTCCTGTACTCATAGCAAAATCACCTCCTGCTCTTCGGTCAGCATCTGCTTGAGCTTGCATTCTATCTAAATTTGCTTGAGTTGCTGCTGCCATTGCTGCTGCTTGAGCTGCGGTTTGAGCTGCGGGTTCTGTATTTGCAGGCTGACTTAAAGGTGTCTGATTTGTTGGTATCTGATTTGTTGGTATCTGATTTATAGGTGTCTGATTATTTATAGGTGGAGTTCCTCCTGCGGGTATTTGTGGTACGGGTGTTTGTGTTCTTGTAGATGGCGGTGGTGTTGGTGTGAAAGCTCCTGTGGGAGGAGTATATTGAGATGCTTGTGCAGCTCCTAAAGTTCCAAATCCTCCAGGTGTCATGGCTAATTGTCCAGGTGCCTGCAGTTCTCCCATAGAGTATGCTCTTTGCAACATGGTTCTTCTTGCCAGTTCTGTTGCAGCATTAGGTGAAGTTAATCTTATTAAACTATCTCTTATTTTATATTCTGTTTCAGGGTCTGATATAACTTGCTGATAAAGTACCAACTCTTGTTCAGTTAATCCTGTTACTGTTCCACCTGCTGCTTTTACTTTAGCTTTTACATTTTGTATACTTTGCAAGTCTTGTTGTAATCCTTGAGCAATATTGCCACCTGCACCTTGTGTAAATTGAGCAAAGCCAACTCCAGGTGCTTGTATGTCAGTACCTGCTACTCCTTGTCCTATAGTAGGAGCTGTTAATCTTCCTGTTTGTAATGCAAGATTATATGCATTAGCTAATCCAGGGTATATATTTCCATAAGCTGCTGCTAAGTTTTGATTAGCATATCCAGGTAACATCCCTGAACCTAAAGCAAAACTTGCTGCTTGTCCAGGTGTCTGACTAGCAAAAGCTTGTAATGGATTAATTCCACCAAACGGCATATCAACTCCAGGTATTCCTTGTGTAGCTGCAAAGTTTGGAGATCCTGCTGCACCTGCTTGTCCAACAACTTTACCACTTTGGTCTACAACTTGTCCTTGATTATTTACTGTAGTACCTCTAGTTACATTTCCTGCTTGAGCATTCTTTGCATCGTTTTGTGCTTGACTAAGTGTTTTGTTTTCTGGAATTATGCCTGCATCTTTTGCTGCTCTAAGTTGTGCTTCGGTTTCAGGGACATATGTTGATTGCATTCCATACCTTCCACCTTCCATTCCACCAAAATCTCCAAAGCCACCTGCAGGACTAGGCCCTTGAAATGCCGAAAATTTGTCTGCAAATCTTTGTCCTTCGCCTGCTTTAGATGAATACATACCATATTCCATTGTTTCTTTGCTTACTATAGGGTGACCACTTAATGCTGTTAAATTTAAATTACTTCTATCATTAGCATTAACAAGATAATTATATTTCCCCCAATTTGCTACATTACCTATATCAATTTCAATTTGAGTTAAAGTTCCATTGTCAAATTTAAATCCAGGGATTCCTGAATTAGTAATCATCTGTGGTGTAAGTTTTGATAAATCATCAGGAATTCCTGGTTTTGGTTTCCCTGTAACAGGATCTAAATCGGTAGAATAGCTGTAGGGTGTGGGATATTTCCCTGTTAAAGCAGCAATGATCTGAGCAGCATTATTTTTCAAAACACTATCTAATTCACTGCCATAAACCCCTTCAATTCCTATTGTTATTTCTTTTCCTGAATTATCTTTAACTCCTAATCCTACTAATTGCATTTTATACCTCTCTCATATTGTTAAGACCTGCTCTTCTTAATTGTTCCTCTTCACTTTGAGCTCCTGGCCTAGGAGTTCCTGGAGGAACAAATGCTCCTGCTTGTGGAGTAGGTGTTGGAGGTGGTGCTCCCATCATAGCATTAGGTGCTACTCTAGGGTCTGCCGTTGGCATTCCTCCTCCTTGTTGAGCTTGTCCTTGTTGTGTTAATTGTTGTTGTAAAGCCATTTGTGTTTCTACTTTCTTTGCTTCTTTTTCTGTCATCAAAGTAAGTAGTTCACTATAATAAAATTGTGCAAGATCAGGTCTGCCTTTTTCTTCTGCTGCTTTAAGTAATGTCCATAATGCAGCTTCAGGTAAAACTTTTTCTGCTTGCTGTTCTTTGATTGCATCATCTATTTGATCAGTATCTTGTAAACCAAGAATCTTATCTCTAATAAATATATCAGGTAGCAATGGAGCTTCTCCTTCCCTTGCTATCTGAGCCATGCTCATCTTTGTCATATCATCCTGTGGCAATTGGCCAACGAATGTTATAACAATATCTCCTGCTTTTTTAATTGAAGCAGGAGAAATTTTATCTTTAAAATATTGTCTGTTCATATCCTGACCAGATAATTCCATTGCACTAAAAGCTTCTGTTAAATATTGATCATTTAACAACATACACATATTTGTGTAAGCATCTTCCATTGCTGTTATTCTTGGGGATATTACAGAATCAATACCTTGTCTAAGGGTATTGATTGCAAATCCTGATAATTGAAATTGTATATCTCCATAAAGTGTATGAGGTATAGAACCTCTCTGAGTTTCTCCTGACACTAGTCCCATGAAAGCACCTGTTTCTCTAGCTACTTCCATTAAACCTAATGGTTCTATATCTTCACCTTGTGCCAAAGATATTTCTGTACCTTCTTTATAAGGATCCTCATCAAGAGTTTTCATTCCATCTCTTGATCTAATCTTTAATCCTTGTCGTCTTGCTCTAGCTGTAAGCTCTAACATTATAGACATCATGAGATTATTCTTTTCGTAATTTTCTCTATTATGTTTAAATATACTTTCGCCATAATCAGCAATCGTATCATCAATAGGAGTCATATCATTAAGTGCCTGTATCATAGGAGCTGACCCTACAGGCCCCAAAAACACAGGCACCCTTAGTGATCCGTGTGGTGTAGGTTTCTTAGCTACTCTTCCATTAGAAAGAACAACTGTGTTCATTTCTTTATCATAGTAATCATATACATCTATCCAATCTTCGTCATCGTACTGTTCGTTTCTTGGTAGTTTAATATTGTATTGTGCCTCTACTAGTTCTTTAGATTTTTTAACTTTGTAACAAGCCCAATCAAGTCCGTCTGTTCCTGATGACCAATAAGTATGCATTGGATCCCAAGGAGTTATATCGACATAAGTATTATCTTCATCGTCTTTAATCAGTAAGGCTCTACCTGCATACCATCCTCTCATACATATGTACCAACCTATTTGACTTTTAATTGAAGGCATAGATGCTTGTTTAAGTCTTTCGTCAGCACTTCTTAGTGCACCAAGAAAGAATCTTTCTTTCATATTGTTTGCATCTCTGTCATCTTCATTCTCAGATATATTAGGAATCCTGGCTACCATTTCAGATCCAACAACAAAAGATATTATTTTATCTGCATATGTTGAAGGTTCATTTGATGTGTATGACTGATATCCATCACCTGCATCATATGGATCTAATCTATAAAGGGAATAATCCCTGTCCATTCTGTTACGAAGTGGTTCAGTAGCCTCGTAATGACTCTCTACTTTATCTATTATTCTTTCAGGTTTATAACTAGCCTTTGCCATTTACCATCTCCTTACACGGATTGATGTTCTATTTTCTATATGTGCATAACCAAAATGATTAATCAAGCCATATATTACAGCTTTCACACCATGATTATACTTATCTTCGGGTTGATTGCCAACTATGTTTCCATCTCTATCTGTTTTCCACTTGTAAACAAGTGTC